TTTACCTTCCACATTCGTATTGTAGTAATCTTCTCTTAAGATTACATCTCTTTTAAATTGTTCCATAGTCTCGTAAAAACTCATAGATTTCTTATGAGGGCAAAGATATAATATTTCTCTTAAGAACTTATCTTCTCCTAATACTTTTACATCTGAGATTAATTCATCGCAAGATCCGTAATATTTTTGCCATTCACTTTCTTTGGTTTTTCTTCTTCCTGTTTTACGATCTTTTTGGCGAGTCCAGAAGTGTTTTTTGCCAATATATTTCTTATTGTTCACCAGATTTGTAATTAGATATACAAACCCTTCCATACCTTTAGGAACTTCTACAAAATCTATATTATTATACTTCCAAGTCATTCTATAAGCATCACTAATAAGACTATGTATGCTATGAGTTTTTGTGGTATGCTGGATATATAGTTTAAAATTCTTATGAAAATTTTTAGAGCACTATCAAAACTCTATAACTACTTGACAAAAGAAAAATCCTCAGTAGACTATGAAGAACCTCAAGTTCACAAAGAACCTGAAACCCAAATTATTGAGGACGAAGAAATCTTGGAATCAACAATTGAAAACTGTTATGTATCTGATGTGCGCGATTGGGCTATAAAAAAGATTGAACTTCTTCACGAAGCAGATCGTCATAGAAATGCAAAAGCACTTCTTGCTGAGTTTGCCGAATGGATTAATATTCCAGAAGGTACTGAAGAACTGGATTATCTTTGTATAGAAGATAATGAGTGGACTGATGAGAAAGAAGTGGATGTGAGGAAACCGAACCCTTGACAAAACCTAAATAACCTCATATAATGCAAAGGAACCCACTCAAAAAGTGGGTTTTGTCATAATGAGTCTGTGACGTGACACTTAGAGCCGTGGAAGATGCCCTTCGAGAGAGGTGGTATACCCCTCTTCTATACGGATGCCGAATTCTATTAAACTAAATGCAACAATTTTTTACTGTATCCTTTCCCCTTCTGGCGATGGTTACAACCAGCACAGTAACACTGCCCCAAGTGTTTCCTCCTCCCCCCGTGAATGGTCCGCCACCATTCTCTATTATACGAGAGGAACCTACACCAAAGACAGCGACCAGAGAGGTTGCTCCAGTTAAACCAAAAGAAAAAAGACTGATTTGTAAAGGATGCAATACTAATGAAACTAAGACTGTAGAATTTTTACAGGAACGTGGAATTACTGACAAAAACGCCCTAGCTACCATTATGGGTAATATCCGACAAGAGTCTACCTTCACACCTAATGTATGTGAGGGTGGTGCTAGAGTGTCTTATAGTGCTTGTAGGAGTGGTGGTTTTGGAATTATACAATGGACTAATGCTCCAAGGTATAATGGATTAGGAAATCATGCTGCCCGTACTGGTGGTGACCCATCAACTCTTGATACTCAATTGCAATATATGATGTATGAAGGTGATTGGAAGATGATTGAGAACCAAATGAAAACTCCTGGTAAGTCCATTACTGATTATATGAGACTTGCTAGAAAATGGATCCGTTGGGGACATACTGGAGCAAGAGTTGATTATGCTTATAACTATGCAAATAAGTTAGTTCTTACTGAAGTCTAAAAACACATACAATAGAATAAATATTGGGGATTGTTACATTTCCCCTTTTTTTATGTTTAATTTTAATTTTGGAAAGAAGAAACCAAGTATAAAACAATATGCAATTATAGGGATTGTATTATCTTCCACAATTGCAATACTCTCACAGTGCTCTAGCATACCTAGCAATCAACTCTGGGATTTACTGGATGAAATACAGAGAAAATATTTTCCGCAAACTATATTGAATGAGTTTATTATTAAAGATGATAAGAAACTCGAAAGAAGAATTGTTCGGGATGTTGATAGAGCAATTGATGATTATTGGAAACAATCTGAAGAGAAACCCGTAGAAGTTCCTGCTCCAATATTTTCAGAAAAACCTATTGATGAATCCGCGTGTTATACCAAAGAATGTAAGTCACTCGGAGGAGAAATGCGTTTATGTGCCCCCTGGGTTGATGACTGTAAGTAAAAAATGTTATATATAAGCATATCTTATTTTTATGGAGATTATTATGTCACAAACATCACAAGAACTACTTAATGCTATTGAAGAGTGGAAAGTAGAAGACGAAAAGTTTACTGCTGGCAATAATGCCGCTGGTACTCGTGCCCGTAAGGCGCTACAAGAGGTTGGTAAACTGGTTAAGACCCGTAGAGGTGAGATTACCGAGGAGAAGAGCGCTCGTAAGGCGGCAAAGGGGGGTTGACAAACCAAGAGGATCCTGGTATTCTTAGGAAGTGAGAGTGATGCCAAAAGCACGGCACCCCGATAAGGGATACAGTAGAAGAACGCAAAGTCTTCCACTCTCACTATGCCGTGGTTCAAAACTTTAGATAAGACCTGTGGGGCACTTATCAAAAAGGTTTGATTCGGATTCACAATCACACGGCAACCCTTGACAATCGGATCCAGAGATGGTATGATTGTCTTATCTCTATGGGTCAATAACTCAGTTGGTAGAGTAGCGGGCTTTTAACCTGTAAGTCGTGAGTTCGAGTCTCACTTGACCCACTTGACCTAGAATGTCATTAAACTTATCTATTGGGAAATTAGCTCAGCGGTTAGAGCAATCGGTTGATAACCGATAGGTCGCTAGTTCAAATCTAGCATTTCCCACTTGACAATCAGACCCAGAGATGGTATGATTGTCTTATGGGCACGTAGCATAATGGATAATGCATCATCCTTCTAAGATGTCGATTGCTGGTTCGACCCCAGCCGTGCCTGTTGAAGTAGTCGTTATGCACATAGCATAGAAAGACGCTTCATATATAAAAGGATAGAGGTTAAGTCCCTGTTATATCCTTATGAGATATATCACACCTAATCCATCAAATCAAGAAAGTGCTGGGCAAACTTTGGAGGTTTTCTCCACTACCATTTGTGGGCTTCTGAGAACAGGAGAAATAAGGTTTGGTACTTTCTTCAAAACACTTGACAATCTAAGATTTATGTCTTATGATTGTCTTATTGCGGGTATGGTGTAGTGGCAACACAAGAGTTTTCCAAACTTTTATCCTCGGTTCAAATCCGTGTACCCGCTTGAACCATAAGGTTCCTATTCCACAATAGTTCAGTGGTAGAACTCAAAACTGTTAATTTTGCTGTCCCTGGTTCGAATCCAGGTTGTGGAGTTTATAAATACCCAAAGAAATATGAAAATATTATGGAAAACTTACGAATTAGATGTAAATCTTGTAATAGAGAACTGGAGGGTCACCCATCAAAAACAGTTTCTTGTGGATGTTCTAATATGGCAACTATAGTAAACAATAATAAAATTACTGCACTTAATTTGTCTAATGTGGTGATGTTAAACTCTCCACATACAAAACAAACCAATAATGTCCTTACTAATGATGATATTATGTGGCAGGAAGCTCGAAGACAACGTAAAGTTCGCCGTTTAGACTTTGAGATTCGTTGATGATTTTTATTGGAAAGGTGACCGAGCGGTTTATGGTGTTTGTCTTGAAAACAAAAGATGTGGAAGCATCCGGAGGTTCGAATCCTCTCCTTTCCGTTACATAAGATACTAAAACTCATTTAATATTATAATGTCAACACATAATACTCATAGTTAGTATAATAATTATACTAAATTATTAGTATAAACGCACAAAACTCAATGGACGATCACACTTACCAAAATTGGGTTAAGATCAAAGAAACTTTTGAATCATCCGGTAATACTAATAATATGTTTTACACAAGAGCGTGTGAAATAGTTAAAACTAAAAGAGATCCTATGGATAAATTTTGGAATAAAAATAAACACTTGACAAATTAAAGTTTTACTGCTATTATACATAAAGAAATACGGGCATTAGCGCAGTTTGGTAGCGCGTTCCGTTTGGGGCGGAAAAGTCAGAGGTTCAAATCCTCTATGCCCGATTGCCAGAAATTAAACTGGCACACTCAAATTTAAAACTCTTATAAATTCTATTATAATGTCTACAACAATTGCTCGAGGAATGGAAAGTTTCACCGTAGAAGATTTTCAAAAACACTTTGATGAATTAATGGAACGAGTTGAGAATGGAGAGTCTTTTCTCATTACAAGCGAATATGGAAATGCAGTAATGATACCATATTGTGAATTTGACGAAGGTAGTTCTTTTTGTAATCACGACGATGGTTGCTGATCCTTTTGTGGGAATGTAGCTCAATTGGTTAGAGCACAGACCTTATAAGTCTGAGGTTCTGGGTTCAATCCCCAGCGTTCCTATTGGACACTTTTTTCAGTGTTCTACTTGACTATAAAACAACAATCTAGTATAATTACAGAGTCAACTTAAAAAACAATGTCTCTTACTTTAAAATTCAAAAAAGATCTTCAAACACTTCGTGCTGCAGCAAAGGGTGATTTTTATCTTGATGTAAAGAATCCGAAACTTTACAAAAAAGTCCGTAAGTTCTATCAAAATGAAGGAGTTATTTTTTCTGATGATCCTCTTGACAATTATGATATTCTAATTGATTATCTTGTTCAAGATCTTGAGACCGTTGAAGCATAGTAATTCTAAAGACACGGACGGTCTATAACAGCACTGGTCGGGAGCAACCCCCTTTAGTCACGGAGAGACTCTAAAAGTACTGGTGGATCCAAAATGACCCCTCAATAGGTTTCCAATTTCCTTCAAAAATTGGTGGTGCGGATGGGATCTTACTCCCGCCTGGTTTCCAATTTCCAGTTAAAGAATTGGTGGCGAGCCTGGTAAAAACCTAAAGGAGAGTTGCATAAACTCTCCTTTTTTAGTATAATATATAAGAGGAGATTTAAAGCATTTTATGAGTGAATATACAAAAACAGCACTAGTTCTGGGTGCTGGTGGTTTCATTGGAAGTCACATGGTTAAAAGACTACGATCAGAAGGATATTGGGTTCGTGGAGTGGATCTTAAATACCCAGAGTTCTCTAATCATCAATGCAACGAGTTTATTATTGGAGATCTTAGAGATCCTCTCTTTGTGGAAAGAGTCATTCTGTTCAAAGGAGAATTGGGAAACTTTTATAATCATGTTCCATCTCGTTATCTGCAGGGATTTGATGAAATCTATCAGTTTGCTGCTGATATGGGTGGAGCAGGATTTGTTTTTACTGGAGAGAATGATGCAGATATTATGCATAATTCAGTAA